CACTATCTGTTGTGCTAGATGAATTTAACGTAAACCCTAATACAGTTGCATTAACTGCATCATAAGCAAATAAATGTTTTGGTGCATTTTGCTTAGTCAGCGTAACTGCACCACCGCTTGTGCTTTGTATGGTATCTGCTTTTAATGTACTCATAGCGTCACCAATGTCCCACCGCTTTCAACGGTTAATGTAACACCAGAAGCCACAGTAAACGGACCAGTTACGTTGGCGTTCTCTGTAGCTAGGATGGTTGTATTTGCTGTGAGGGATTGTGCGTTGGTACGGAATAGTCCACCAGCCTTGAAGTTACCTTTGTTCTCAGCGGGTGGTGTGATTGTACCAACTTGGGGTGCTAGGTAATTTACAAAGATGTTACCTGTACCAGAGGAAGGGGCAGCAGTAAATGTAAGTGTAGTGCCATCAGGAATGGTATAGGCTGCTGTATCCTGTACGACACCATCGACTGACACCAGTACGTCTTGCACAGAAGATACTGTGGTAGTCAGTGTAAATGTAGTATCGGAACCGTCACCATTAAAGCGTTGTACAGCCTTAGTAGCTTGATAAGAACCCGGAACTTTTTGACCAATATACGGCATACTTTATTCCTTATGAACTAATAGTATCGACTACGGAAACCCAAACATCTGCGCTTGATGCAGTATCACTCTTTACGTTGAGTATATCGCCAGACTGTAATACAACCTTTGCACCACCATCCAAGACTTGCAGGGCTGAACCTACTGGAATTGGGGCATCCTTAATGATATAGTAATCATCAGTGCCACCTGCACCAGTGATGTATACATCCATTAAGATTTGGGTAGTTGTAACATTAGCGATATTGATACCAATAAGAGCATCATCGGAGTTAGCGGTACGTAAAGCAACTTCACTTGTACCAACATTCCGTGCAATGTTTCTTTCAAAATCCTGTGCCATTTCATCTCCTAATTAAGATAAGTATAATTATACCATACTTTTATTCATTTGTCAAGTACTAAAGCGCAATTGCCATCGCCACTGCGAAGCCAGCCGTTGCACCTGCAGATGGTAGATTAGTCAACTGTGACCCATCTACTCCCGGCAATCTAGCAGAACCATCTAAGACAATCGCATTGCCAGCAGATGTTCCAGTGTTTAAAACCGCTGCTGTTCCTAGTCCAAGTGATGTACGTGCTGTACCTGCAGTCTCTAGTACAAAGTTAGAACCGTCACCTACAATAAAGCCACCATCTGTTACTGCTAGTCCAGCTACATCCTGTAACTGCGCATCAAGTCTTGCGTTAGCAATTGTGCCTGTAAGCTGCGTAGCTACAATAGACTTATTAGTAAGTGTCTGTGTAGCTGTAGTACCTACAAGTTCCTGATTGCCACCTGCAGGTAATGTAAGTGTGTTAGTTACAGATGCAGAGTGTGGCTGTGGCTGCACTGTCTGTGCGTGGGCATTACTGCTTTCACAATAAAACTTAACCTGTGAACGTGTACCTGTGCCTGTACGAATGTCTACAAGACCATCAGATATAGTAACACCACCACTAGAGCCGTTACCATCAAGGTTAACTTTACCTGAACCGTTAGGTAGTATGTCAATATCTCTATTGGAACTAGAAACAATGTCTCTTGCTAAAACATCTAAGTCACCGCCTAGTTCTGGTGAGGTATCGTCTACAACTGCGTTAATGCCACTACCTGCAGCACTAATGGCAGATACCGTAACCTTACGTAATGCAGTAGCAGAGTTATCATATAACAGTACTAAGTCATTAGATGCATCAATAGATGACTCTGCAGTCTGACCAGTAATTACAGTAGAGTCTACAGCAATGTCATCAGCGTTAGCAGTAATACCTGAACCACCTACAACATTAAGTGTAACATCACCTGATGTACCACCGCCTGTCATACCTGCACCAGCAACTACAGAAGTAATGTCACCTACGGGTATTGCAGCTACTTCAGCATCTACGTAGGCTTTGATTGATTGTTGAGTAGCAAGATGAGTGGCACTGTCAGATGCCATATTATCTTCATCTTTTATAGAAGTTCCACTTATTGTACTATTTAGTACGGCACTTGTCAAGGTTTTATTTGTTAATGTTTTTGTACTTTGTGCTAGATAGGTATCAAAGGTGTCTACTGATGTCTGGCGCATTGTGCCATTATCATTAGTTAGAAGACCATCACCACCAGCTACGGCTGTTGTACCTACAGTAGAACCACCGTCTGTCAGATTAAGTTCTGCTGTTGTAGCTGTAACACCGTCAAGGATGTTTAACTCAGCAGTGGTAGAGGTTACACCATCTAATATGTTTAGTTCTGCTGCTGTTGATGTAACGCCATCTAGTATGTTAAGTTCTGCAGTGGTGGCTGTAACACCATCCATGATGTTTAACTCTGCCGCAGTAGCTGAGATAGCTGTACCATCAAGGCTAATTGAATCTACATATGCTACACCATCTATGTACAGGTCTTTCCATTCTGCAGAGGAACTACCAATGTCACGTGTATTGTCAGCATCAGGTATTAGGTCAGCACCAAGAGTACCAGATACAATTACGTTACCTGATAGCGTCATAGTACCAGCTATGTTAGCTGCACCAGCTAGATGTAATTCTTTAAACTTTAAGCTACTAGACCCAATGTCTACATCATTAGTTGTTACAGGAAGTATTGCCCCGTCTTGAAAACGTAGTTGTTCTACAGTAGAACCTGCACCACCTGCATCTACAAAAACACCTATGCGATTATTTGTATCATCTACAACGACTTTATTAAGTGGTGTAGCAACTCCGGGGTCTCCAATCAATCCTATGACTGGACCCTCTGCTGCTGTACCATCATGCTTGTGACCTGATGTATTTACGAATGCGGCTAGGACTTGATTAAATTCATTGTTACTGTCGGCAGCATTGATAATATCACCGTCAGCGTAAGTGGATTGTCTGGTATAACCTGCCATTAATTATCTCCTTGCGTCTGCCGCAAACTCTAGTTGAAATCCCTTGAGGGCGTATGGTGCTGATGTGCCTCTATCATTAACTCGTAGTGCTACAGCAAATCCACTACCTTCAATTGGTTGTCTAACTAATGGGTTAGACTGTCCACCGTATGTTGCAGTGCCATATGTAGAACTACCGTAAACAGCCACAACGGTAGAACTGTCAAAGGGATACGCTGCTGGTCTAGCCACATTAGGTGCTTCATAGTCGTAACGTACAAACAAGTCTGCGTTCACTGCTGCTTCAGGTGCATAGTTAATAATTACACGCTGAAATGACTTACGTAAACCTGCATCGCCCATAGTCAAGTCAGGAGAACGATACTTACCAGTTACACTATTACCGTCAAAGTTATTGCCTTTTTCCTGCCTATACACGTAGCCATCAAAGTCACCATGTAAAACTATGCTTTCACCTGATGCTACTACACTATCTGTACAGTTAGGTCTTATACCCTTTAAGTCTGCAAACTCGTAGCTGTCACCTTTACGTACACACATAATCCCTGTAGTGGTAGCACGAGGAGTTTCTGCATTAGAGAAGAATATTCTGTACTGCGTTTTGTCTGGTATGACTACGCTTTCAAATTCATCTACGTCTGACAGTCCTTCAAAGCGTTCTTGTACTGCCCTACTAATTGTACCAAGTTCTACGTCACCAATCTTAGCTGTACCAGCAACGGTACGTAATCCATCTGGACCTAAGAATACAATGTCACCTGCAAATTCTTGAATAGTAGAACCGTTGAGACATCCAATCTCTCTGGTTATAGGTTGTATAGCAAAGTCAGCTAATGCACTACCTGTTAGTTTGAATATACGTTCTTCACAAAATATAATTAAAGCATCACGAAAAGGGAACAATCCAGTAATAGGACTATCTACGTTTATTATACCCGCACCCTGTCCTGATTGAAAATCATTGTCTGTAAACGGTGCAGTAAATACTAGCGACTGCGTAGCTGCTGACATACCAGCAAAGAACATATGGTTCTTATAACCAGTTACAAATCTAGGGTCTGCAGGTGCGCCAGAAGCATTAATGTCAACTACAGTATTACTAGCAGTCTTATAGTTAGATGCATGATTAGCACCATCTGCCCATATAATATAGTCTACACCCGCAATATTATATCTAAAGAAAGAGTATCTACCTGCGCCTGTTCGTCCTGTATCTATCTCTGTCCAGAACTGTGTAACTACTGCGGCACTACTATGTGTTGCGGCAGATGTACTGTTGGCTCCTCTTGAACAACCTGTAAATGTTGTACTGGTTTTACCCGTATAGGTAATCTGTTCTGTGCCAATTATTATAGTACCTTGTGTACTAAAGTTAGTTGTAGATGCTACAGCAATAGTCGTAACTGAATTATTAATACCTGCACTTAGTGTGGTGCTACCGTTACTGCCTTTATATACCTTGCGTCCACGTGCCGCTATGACATTGCCATCAAAGTGTGCAGACATTAGTAGGGGTTCGCTGTCACTTTGGTCTTGCGGAACTTGATTAGCATTCCACTTTTCATAACCAGAGATACGTCTGTACCCACCAGTAGTAGCAGGTTCAAAGTTTTCCAGTTCTAGTGCCATCCCCGGCTGCATAGCAAAGGTTGATTGGTCAAGAACCAGCCCACCCTGACACGCAAATACAAACGGATTGAGGCCAGATTCATCAGCCATTATTTAAAATCCTGCGTTAATGCCATATCCTTGTGAGTAAGGGATATAGGTAGACCGTACATAGTCTGCTCTGTTTAGAAGCAGCGTTTGCATTTGTTTAATCCCATCTTCAAAACGGGCAAAGTTAATACCATACTGCTGTGCTTCACCCCTATACTGATAGGCATAAGCAGTAGCACCGTCAACTATAACTTGTCTAAACTGTTCTGGAATAAGTGGTACATCCGTAGCTGCTGCCAGTGCAGTAGGTTTAATAAAGTATTCGTACTTTAGTTCATATGCTTTATCTGGATATGGAAACAATCCATAATTATTATCAGGTGTTCTGAATACAAATTTAGGAACACTACCTACATTAGTGGTAGTTTCTTGATTAATATATTTTTGTGTGTATTCTTTGTAGTCAATAATGCGTAGAGTATTACCAGCAGCACCTAATGTGCTATCACGGCTAATACGAAAAGTATCATAATCAATTGATTGTGTATTGGCAGGAGCAGTATATCTAGTTTGTCCTGCAACTAAAGTTTCTGTTTGTGTCGCATGTGTAAAAGGCCAACCAAATTCTCTTTGATTGACATAGTTGATGGCATCGTTTACTGCGTTCTTACACTGAATTTGAAATCCTCTGGCTGTTGTAAAATTAGCAGCAGTCAAGACAACTTCATTCATACGAGCAATTACTTCGTTAGTGATGTCTAAATAATCATATGCCATTACAAATCCTTAAATGAACAGAGATATAAAGGGGCAAGTTGCCCTGCCCCCTTACGTTAGTCTTTAAGCAAAGTCACGTGCCACTTCTTGAGCAGTCAAATCACCTTCGTCAGTACAATCCATGAGGACAGCCCAGACGCGGAACAAACCTGTAGTTACTGCACCACCTGAAAGGGTAGCAATAGTAACATCAATGTTGTCGTTAGCCACAGCCATTACTGGCTGGTAAGCTGCAGGGTTTTGCGACAGTACGCCAGCGGCTGATGTAGCATCAAAACCATCGGCAAATACATCAGCATCTACCATACCAACATCTACAGTAAATGTAGAACCATCGGAAGCAGTAACAACTTCAATACCTGCGTTCATTACCATTATCCCTTTAGGGACAGCAATTACAGGAATAACATCGGATGCTGCAAGTGCAGAACCTTTATCTGATAAAGCTGTTGCTAAGTTCAATTCCATCTGAACCATGTAAGGATTGCGACCACGCTGCGAGTTGCCACGTGCCGCTTGGAGTGTATTATCACCTAGTGCCATAATTCAATCTCCTCTACAGCAAGCAGTATTTGGCATTAACAAGACCTTCAGGACGAAGAATCTTTCTGCCATACAAATGCATACCACGGACAATATCAGCGAAGCTATCCGGGTCGCGGTAAGTCTCAGTCTTGTTGATTTGGTCAGCAGTAGCGACTGATGAAGAATGACCAGCAACAATCATGCCAAAGTTATTAGCATTAGTTCCACCTGTA